CATGCGTTTGCGTCTGAAGTTACTGGTGCACTTCTAGGTGTACCTTTTACTACGACTGCCCCATAGATTGAACCATTAGAGTGCGTTCCTACTACATCAATTACTACTCTGATGTAATGTTTGCCTCCAACATATCCTATTCCATAAGTTTTACCCATTTCTCCATTTGCATCTATCGTCATAAATGTTCCTGAAGAATCAACTGTTCCACCTGTTACATCTGTATTAGAAGTAACATCTGTGTAAGTTGTATCATCATCAGAATGCTCTATTTGCAAGTTTGTTTTTACAGTTGAACTAAAAGTATCCCCTGCCGCACCTGCATTTACGATTAATGCCGCTGATTCGAAACCTTGTAAATTAATACCAGTTCCATTTACATCAGCAGTTTTAACAATAGGAGCCAATGAAGTTTCTAATTTAATATTATTTTTTAAATCAAACATTTTCTATACCTCTCTATTATTATGTTGTTATTGTTGTAAGAGCTCCAGGTAGAATAACTTGTCCACCTACTCTACGTCTTGCTAGATATCTAACATTACCACTTGCCGCTTGCGTAAAAGGATCTCTCATAATTGATAAAGAAACTCTATCAACAATCATATAACCTCTTCTAAAGTCGCCAAATAATACTGGTTTAAGACCCCCACCAACATTTGGCATATCAGTAGCTTCAACGATTGGGTGACCCAAAATGTTTGAACCTACACTCATTTGATATAGACCAGGTTGGTAAATGTATTGTCCGCCACCATCTTTAAGTTTTCTTACAGCTGAAACTGTTGATCTATTCATTACGAATGTACCATTTCTGCCATATTCTGCCTTAACATTATGTGCCGCACTAATCATAGAATCCCCATCAAGTGCCGCACCACCTTTCGCTACGTTATTTACGTTTGCGTTAGTTAGTAGACCTTGTGGTTTTCCTATTGCATTTCCAGATACGAAAGCATTACCTTCAGCTTTTGCAAATTGCTCTACAAACTCTGCGTTCATTTCTGCTTCAAGATTGAAGACTGAATCTTCAAGTTCTTGTTCAGAAATATCTACTAAAGCATATACTTCGTGTGCTGGAATTTCTTCCAAACCAACAGCATATCCTGTAGTTTCTGATCTAGTACCTTGTTCAGCTACCCATTGTGCCGCAAAAGTGCCTGTTCTTTTTGGAACTTGTACACTTCTTTGACCAGTTGTTCTAACTCTAGCTACTGATCTTACTGGACTAAATTCAATAATACCTTTGATTATTTCTCTCACATATTCAGGTGGAGCTAAATAACCAGCAGTGTTATCATTAGACACAGTTAAAACTTTAACTTCGTCAGGTGTTAGGTTTTCTTTACCTTTTCTCATCCATTTATCAAATACTTGTCTTTGTTTTGATTCTACTGGAGAACCTTTTCCAAAGTCAGGTCTTGATATAATAGTTTCTAATCTTGCCATTTGTTCTTGACTAGCTTTTTGATACTCAGATTGTGCTTTCATATTCTTTTCCATATCAGCAACTTTATCTAAATCAGCTTCGATTTTAGATAACTTGTTTTCTGTAATTGGATCAGAACTACCTTTAGCTTCAATCTGTTTCAATCTTTCATCGTTAGTTTCTTTGAAAGATTCAAAAGTTTTACCAAGAGTTTCAACAGCAGATTTTACTTCATTATTATCCATAATTGTTTCCTCTTATTTATTGTTTAAGTTTATTAGCAACTTTGAGAATTAAATCTGCTAATGTTTGTTTATCTTCAGCATCTCGCTGGTTTAAAGATTCAGATAATGCTTTCGCACCAATCTTACTCTCTGTCCGAGAAAGTCCTCCTGCCTCACGCAAGATTTTTTCCCACTCTCGAATATTTTTAGCATTCCCTTTAACACTTTCTATCAATGCACTTTCGTTCATTGGAAAAGTTACTAAAGAAATTTCCATAAGATCAACTTCTTTAAGAGTTCTAACTCCTCTCTTATTTTCATTGTATCCTTGTTTGTCAGGGTCTGCTCTAAATCCAATTGACATACCATCTAATGCACCCATTTTTAAAAGTTCGTATGCTTCACGACCTTTTTGAGTTCCCATAGCTAGTTGTCCTTTAACATATAAACCTTTGTTGTCTTCGTACATATCAGTAAATATTCCGATAGGTTCGTCAGTTTTATGTTGGTATAACATTTTTACTTTAGAAGCAGGTCTTTTAGTTAATGATTTAGTGAAAGCACCTTTTTTTAATATCATTACCTTGATCTTCGTTACCAAAGATAGAACCATAACCAGTAAATACACCTTGTGC